TAAATTCGGCAAAGATGCTGCTGATAAACTAAATTATAACGCATATCCAGACGCTATTAAGAAAGATTTGCGCCGAAATGAGCCTAAGAGCGAAGGAAAGGCTGAAATATTTGAGATTTGGTGCGAGAAGGCAGGAAAGGTTTATTGGCTGTCTAAAGACTCTGAAAACCCGTTGTTAGAGGTATCAGACCCACCAATTAAATTTGACAAGTTCTATCCATGCTCAGTTATTAGACAGAGTGCAGACCCAGAGAGCGTAATTCCTATTAGTGACTACGCGCATTGCAAAGACCAAATACTAGAAATTGAGCGTCTTACCACCCGTATCCATGCTGTAACACAGGCTATCAGGACTAACGCAGTTTATGACGCTGCTATTGGTTCTATGGTGCAGGAATTAATGACAGGCGACTTAAAGTTAAGCCCTGTTAATAACTGGCCAAGCTATAAGAACAGAGGCGGAATCGCCAATAGCATAGAGTTTCTAAATATAGAGCCGTTTATTCAGGCACTAGGGCAATTACAGCAAGCTAGAGAATTGTCGCTCAACCAGCTTTACGAAACGTTAAAAGTAAGCGATTTACTGCGTGGTACTAGCGACCAGTACAAAAGTGCTACTGCTAATAGACTGGAGAGCCAGTGGTCTAGCTTAGGACTAATTGTCCGCCAAAATATGTTTACCAAGTTTGTTAGCGATGCCATTGCTAACCTGGGCGCTATTATTAGCCAGCAATTTGAGGAATCTGTAATAGCAGAGGTAGGCGATGCTTACAGGCTATTAAAAGAAAATTTAGTAGGTCAGCCTGCCTTACCTCCGCCAATGCCGCCAGGGCCAGAAGGCGAGCCTGCCCCAATGCCAGAGCCACAGATTTTGCCACCTGCCGATGACATGACAGTGCAAGCAGCATTGCAGGAAATAATGGCAGTGTTTAGGGACCAGAAGGAAAGATGCTATAGGATTGAAATAGCGTCCGACAGCATGGTAGCCATAGACCAGCAGCAACAGCAGAAAGAAGGTGCATTGTTGATGGAATCGGCAGGGCAATTCTTTCAACAGATGCAAACCATTATTCAGGAATATCCACCATTGACCGAGTTTGCAATTAGCTTATTTCAGAATATGATTAAGCGGTACAAGGGAGGAAAGGAAGTTGATGGGCTATTTACCAAGGCATTGCAGGGCATATCTGAGATTGCAAAGGCTAAAGAGGAAGCTGCTAAACAGCCACCCCCTCCTGACCCTGTTATGCAGGAAATGCAGTACCGTATGCAGATTGCTCAAATTGAATCTCAAGCACGTCTGCAAGCTGTTCAAATGGAGATGCAAGACAAGGCTGTAAAGAATCAGCTAGCAATGCAAGGCCAGCAGTTGCAAAGCCAAAGAGAACAAATTGATACACAGTTGAGTATCCAAAAACAGCAATCTGATGAATACTTTAGGCAGCAAGAATTAATCCTTCGCCAACAGGAAGTACAGGTAAAAGCTACAGCGGAAGAGCATAATTTGCTAAAGATTCAAAGCGACGTGCAGGGCGAGGCTATAAAAGCCAATATCACGACTGAAAAGAATCGCATGGATGGCATGTTAGAAATGCAACGCCAACAATTAGATAAAATGCAAATACAGCTATCAGAAACAGAGAAGCTAATGGAGGAGCGCCGTTTAGCTTCAGAGTTAGCGATTGAAAAGATGCGGCTAGCTATGGACCAGCTAAAATCAACAAAAGAAGTACAAGCATCAGCGCCGAGCATAGAAATAAAAAAGAATCGCAAAGGCAAGCTGCAATTAGACGATGACGGTTATTTTTCCTTAGACTTAATGGATTAATATGAGTGATAACGTATTAGTAAGTAATGCGCCTGCTAGTGTTAATCCTGACATTCCTGTAAGGACTACCGAAACAGTCGATGCAAAACATATTCAACACATAAGGTTGGATATTGGCTCAGGGACCAGTGAGAGTGTAGTAACGGGTTCTAATCCGTTCCCTACGTTGTCGAGTGGAACAATTGTTGCAAGTAACTCCAGCATTAGCCCATTAACGGGCGGTGGCGTGTTTACCGGCGCAGCAATGGAGATTACAAATTATGCGGTTATTAACGTATGTGTTTACTCAGATGTTGCGTCAGCCACAAACGGTCTTACTGTACAGTTTAGCCCTGACGGGACTAATTGGGATCACAGTCATAGCACTACTTACACTACAGGCTCTGGCAAGGGGTATATCTTTAATGCTGAATACAGATACGCCCGCGTCGTGTATACCAACGGAGCTACTGCACAGGGTACATTTAGATTACAAACACTACTTAAAACCACTAGGGTACAATCCTCTCTTTTTACCTTGTCTCAAACAGTCTCTGGCAATATGTTCGCTGAGCTGGTCAAAGCGCAATTAACTGCTCAGGATAACACAGGTAATTTTCAGCCAATTAATTGCACTAATGGTGGAAATTTAAAAGTTGCTGTAGAAGAAATAAATGACGCTATTGCTTCTGCTGCATTAACAAATGTAGGCGCTTCTGCTACTACAGTTCAATTATTAGCGGCAAATAACAATCGTAAACAAGCGGTTATGGTGAACGATGCCGATAAAACCGTGTATATTAAGTTTGGCACTACGGCTACTACCAGCAGTTACAGCTATCTTTTAACCCCAGGACAAACGCTCGAATTACCCAAGCCAGTATATACAGGTAGAATTGATGCAATATGGGCAGCAGCGCCAACTGGTTCAATGCGTATAACAGAAATTTAATATGCCAATATTTTCGCCAAACAAAGATATTATTGCCGGAAGTAACATATCGGTTACGCAGACTACAACGTCAGCTACTGTAGCCGTTGCAAATGTAGGCAGTCCTAATGGTATAGCAAGCCTTGATGGTGGTGGTAAGGTACCTATTTCGCAGCTCCCTGCTAGCATCATGGAATACAAAGGAACTTGGGATGCAAGCACCAATACTCCTACCTTAGCCGATGGTACGGGTGATCCAGGTGATACATATCGCGTAAATGTTGGAGGAACTCAAAACTTAGGTTCTGGTAGCATTACCTATGATGTGGGTGATTATGTAATCTACAACGGCAGTATTTGGCAGAAAAGCGATACTACTGATGCTGTTGCAAGCGTAAACACCTTAACGGGCAACGTGGTTCTTACCACAGCCAATATCGCCGATTCCACTGATAAGCGGTATGTAACCGATGCGCAACAAACTGTACTTACTAATACAAGTGGTACCAATAGTGGCGACCAAAACATTTTTCAAAGAATTGCAATTTCTGGTAACAGTGATGTCGTGGCAGGCACTACTTCAGATACTCTTACCTTAGTAGCAGGCACAAACGTCAGTCTAGTATCAGATGCAAGTGCCGATAGCATTACAATTAATGCATCTGGTGGCACAAACAATTACTACAATACTTATTTAGGTTTTGGATTTAAAAATGCGTTAATTAATCCTACGTTTAACGTCACGCAAAGAATTATTCCTGGTTCCGCGATTTCATGGGCAAGCGGGCATCCAATATCGCCTAATACAGATGGTAATTACAATTTTGACCGTTGGTATATGCTTTGCGATGGCGTGAATCGCGTTAATATAACTCAAGAAACTGCAAGTTTACCTAATTTTGGGGTGCGAACTGGATGCCGTTTAACTCAAGTTGGGACTGCGGCAACTAACGGTAAGTTTGGGTTGGCGCAAATTATTGAAAGGGCAAACATTCCAGCCTTTATTGGTTATTACGCGGGATTACAAGCTAAGTTAAGAGTAAGTAATGCCGCACGTATGAACGATGTTCGTATGGGTATTATTGGTTGGACCGGCACAGCTGATACGGTTACAAGAGATTTTATTGCTTCTTGGAACGGCAACGGCGTTAATCCTACGCTAGTAGCAAACGCCGCCTATTTAGATACCCCCGTTAATCAAGGTATTCCTGATGTATGGCAAGTGACTTCGGGAAATCGGCCAGTAATTTACAATACAGTTTCGGGAGTGCCGAGCAATCTAAACAATATAATTGTATTTATTTGGAGCAACACTGTCGGGTTGACGGCCGGAGATTTTTTAACAATTTGCGACGTTCAATTAGAAAATAACGATTCAAGCACTAACTTTGAATATGTGCCGTATGATATTCAACTTTTGCGGGCGCAAAGATATTATTATGGATTATACGCTTCTGGCGTAAACATGGCGTATTGCAACACATACGGCGTAACTTCAATACGCATGGATGGCCAATTTACTTTTCCTGCATTTATGAGAATTTCACCTGGTTTAGTGACCTCCGCCGCTTCGACTTTTGCTATAGCAACTAGCGTAAGACAAACTTGCACAAGCAATCCTAGTGGACTAAGAAGCTACCCGGCAGGAATCTATCTGGCAGCTAACGTAAGTACCGCAACTTTTGGTTTGGGAGAGGGAGCGCTTTTGGTTGATAACGGGACAACAGGTCCTTTAAGTTACATGCTATTTAATGCGGAGTTATAAGTTAAATGTCATTGTTTTTCTTGCTTAATCCTAAAAACTTCGGTTATGACCAAGCCGATGTTTATGTCAAAGCACGAAAGTACAGAGCATTAAAACGGCAAGAAGAACGAGAAGAAGAGGCCATAGCAGCCCAACTAGTTTTAGAACGATTACAAGCACAATCCACGTCGACTGGAACTGTAAAAGAAATAGCATCAGAAATAGTCCAACCATTATTTTCTGAAACGAGCCCATATCCTGATTTATCCAAAAAACGTATTAGACGTGTAAAGATGTTAGTGATATTGATGCTATTAGATATTTTATGACGAGATACATATATTGCCCTATTCAAGATACCATTGTTCCCTACGGGGAGCAAAAAATTGTCATGTCTCCAAAACAGTACTTTATTCAGGACGAAATGGAACCGACGCGGAATCCATTAAATCCCAAAGAGATATATACCAGCAAATCTAAGCTTAGGGCTGTCTATAGGGCAGCTGGAGCAATAGAAATCGGTGATGCCTACGAGCGGGGATATAACCCCGAAAACAGCCATCGTGAGCGTGAATCCCGACTTCTTAATAACATGAAAGAGCAAATAGCCCAAAGGTTAAATTATGGAAGAAAATAGCACCGAAATGACCCCTCAAAGGGAAGAGCCACAAGGTTTGTCTATACGTGAAACCATGGCTGAGCACATGGCAACAGACGCTTCTGAAGCTGAGCCTGTTAAAAGGGAGTCCGTAAATACTCAACAGGCTGCTACTCCTACTCCTAGTGCAACACCTGAGCGGCCAATGCTAGTTCCTCCCGCCGATATGAGGGCTGAAGAAAAACAAGCATATTTAAACCCTACGGCCGAAAATGCCCATATTCTTCAAAATTACCTGAATCGTCGTGCTTATGAGACTAGGTCTGAGTTTAGCCGCAAAATGGCCGAAGTAGAGGCAAAAAACAAAGTAGCAGGCAGTTTTGCCGAGGTAGTTCAGCAGCACGAAGATTATTACACAAAGCGCGGTTATAACCTAAGCGATGTGGCAAAACGCTCTATTGCGTGGGATAGGGCAATGTCCGATGACCCTGTCAATACAGCCGTAGATTGGCTCAACAGCTATGGTCTGAGCGTAGAAGACCTTATGGGTCGGGGTAGGTTAAATGGACCCACTCAAGGCCATTCTGAAGCTTCACAGCAGCAACCCCAGTATTTGACTAGGGAGCAAGCAGAGGCGGTAGCCCAGGAAAAGCTACAAAGTTATTTTGCCGAGCAGGAAAAAAAGGCTGTTGAATATATGCATCAACAGGTGGTAGACTCCTTTGTAAGCAATAAACCATTATTTAGAGACCCTGAAACGGCGGCACAACTGGAAGCAGAAATGGCCCCAATAGTATCAGCTCTCTCCAAATCTGGTAGGTATAGTTCTCCTGACCAAGTATTAGAGACTGCCTACAGTTATGTGATTAATGGCAATCCGACTTTCTCCGGCCTAGTTCAACGCATGGCCGCTAAGACGGACGTAGAACATCATCAAGCTGCAACGCAAAAAGCGAAACAAGCAGCTAAATCAATTACTGGCTCCGCTAGCAGTGGGACTCCCAGACTACAAATCAAAGATATGAGGGAGAATCTCCGGCGGCGTATAGCCGGAAACGAGTAGTCTAGATCCGTTGGGGATTCTCTAAAAAGTTAATTTTTTAGGGATAACTCAATGGCAAATTTAGAAGAAGCCGTAGTAGCAACCCTGTTTGACCAGTCTGATGCAATTGCTGATGAGATTCTTCATCACAATCCTCTTTTAGCATCTTTGGACGAGCAGGGATTAATTCGTAAGTTCAGTGGTGGATACGAGATCCGAAAGCCTATCATGTACAATGATTCGGCTGTCGGTGGATTTTACTCTGGAATGTCAGCTTTCAATCTCGATGCAATCGACGATATGACTGCATTCCGTTTTGCAATCAAACAGGTTTATGAGCCAGTAGCAATCTCAGGGCGTGACCGAAGGGCCAACCGTGACGATGCTATGTTGCTTGACCTTGTTGAAAGCAAGATGAAAGCAGCTGTAGCCCGTTTGAAGAACACAGTTTCTACATCTCTCAGGGGCGATGGTACTGGTTCTGGCGGACTAGAGTTTGACGGTATCAAGAAGGCTATTTCAACTTCTCCAGGTTCCGGTACTTATGGTTCTATTGACCGAGGTGCTAATACTTGGGCAAGAAACTTGGCCGTAAACGTAACTCTGTCAGCAAGCAACGTCCAGGAGACAATTACAGACACAATCAGCCAGATTGCTAGAGGTGATGAGCAGCCTGATTTGGGACTTATGGATCGTACTGCATGGAAGTACCTACATAGCTCCTTAACAGCTATTCAGCGTATTCAGCTGCCTGTAAAAAAGGCTGTAGCTGGATTCCGTTCACTTAGCTATGACGGTGTAGATTTCGTATTCGATGGCGGATTTGGTTCAGCAGTTCTTGAGTCAAATAGCTGTCGTTTGATGAACACAAAGTACTGGACATTTGACATGGTGCGCGGCGCAGACTTTAAACCTCTTGCTCCAGAAATGGCACGTCCTGTTGACCAGGACGCTGTCTTCACCGTGATTATCGTCGAGGGTAACTTGTGTTGCTCTGCTCCTGCATTGCAGGCTGTTATATACGCTTAATTTGTAAAGGAGATGATATGTCACGATCTGGATCGTTTGGTGTTAATTACAAGAAAACTTATGACGCTACTGTCATTCCACTACCAGTCAAGATAACAGACCTTGGCTCTTCACCTGAGGGTGAGTTCCTGTTTGTTCAGGCTGATGGTGCTATTGACCAGTACGCATTTGTTAAGATAGAGGCTGATGGACAAGCTGCCATGCTGACAACTACTAATGCTGGTTCTAACAACTTGCAGGTGGGTGTTGCGCAGGTAGCTGCTGCCGACAATGCGTACCTATGGGTATGGGTAGGCGGTGTTGGTGGCGGCGGAGCTGGCACTGGCATTAAGGGCAAGCTAGCTGCTTCTTATGCTGCTAAGGCAAACATCAACACAACTGCAACTGCTGGTGTAGGTGATGATGCTTCAACAACTAAGGTGCAAAATGTTGTAGGTTTAACGACCTTAACTGGCGCTGGAACTGTTGAGCTAAAATCAACTGGTTATTTGACCGTCAACTAATTAAAAGGGGAGGGCAACCTCCCCGTTTTTTAAGAGGATCTATGCCAAGCACAACTAATTTAATTGGGTTAGGAATGCCTCCAGAGCTATCTGTTGAAGTGGCTAACGGTACTTTTTCGACCGTTACAAGCACAAATGCAGTGGTAGCTACTGCTGGTGGTATTCGCACCAAAATGGCAATCAATGACGTAAACAATAGCACTCCTACTGCTGCTGAGCTAACCACATCTTTTGGTGCTCCAGCGACTGTAGGAAGCGGATTTGTAGGTATTGTAAAGGATGACGACGCTGATACTAACTGCTTTGTAGTAGTATCAAACGGCACATCTTTTTTCTACCTTAAGTTTACTAAGGCCACTTAACCTGACGGGGAGGGCAACCTCCCCTATTT